AAGAAGAACTCCACGGTGTCCGACAAGACCTACGACATGATGATCAAGAAACGCGGCGGCTTCAAACCGAAGAAGCGCGGGAAGTAACGCCATGGCCAAACCAGCGAAAGGGAAGGCCAAGGTCAAGATCACCTCGAGTGGCAAGCAGGTCTCCTATGGCCAAGCTGGCAAGGCCAAAGATGGTGGCGCAAGAGTGCGCCCCGGAACGAGCAAAGGGGATGCGTATTGCGCAAGATCGTATGCGCAACTCAAGCGTTTCCCCAAGGCAGCTAAAGACCCCAACAGCCCCCTGCGGCTCAGCCGTAAGCGGTGGCGCTGTTCGGGCACCAAGTCGAGGAAGTGACCGTTATGCTCAACATTCTCAAATCCACACTCGAGTGGCTCGACGCTAAGTGGCGTCTGGTCATCATGGTCGTTTCCGGCCTACTGGGTCTTGTCCTTTGGAGCAAGCGCTCAGCCGTAAAATCGTTCAAGGACAACCACGATGAAGAAGCAAATCGACGTGCCAGCGCTGCTATCGATGCTGCTACCGATGCTAGTGCTGATAGCCCTGATGTTCGTGATGAGCGGATGCAGCGGGAGGGTTGGTATCGGGATTGATGCCGCCTGTGGGCAGTGGTCAACCATCACGGCCAGCCGTCAGGACACCCAGCAGACTATCGACGAGATCTACCTCAACAACGTGAAGCGTGAGGCCTTCTGCTATGGCACGTGACTACAAGCGAGAGTACCGCACGTACCACGCCAAACCTGAGCAGAAGAAGAGACGTGCAGGCCGCAACAAGGCCCGCAGGCTCATGATCCGTAAGGTGGGCCGGTCGAAGCTGGCTGGCAAAGATGTTGATCACCGCGACCGTAACCCCACGAACAACTCACGGTCCAACCTACGCATTTCAAGCAGGGCCAAGAACAGGGCCCGAAACAAATAACACGCAGAGGGGAGCGTTTTCATGGCTCCCCCAATGCGTACCCAAGGAACACACGTGCCACTCCTAAGTGGGCGTGGCTACCGGCACAATTGCATGCACCGCCGGTAACTACCTGCGACACCGCGAAGACTGACGAGACACGCCGAGGCCCCTGCGGGGATAACCTTGGAAGGAGTTTGCGACGCTTTTCCAGCGCAGGATCGATCCTAGACAAATTTCGATTATGAAAGGCCAGAACAATGGCACAAATCGGCACTCCAAATCCGGCGAATACCAACACCTTCGCCGGTTCCGCAGGGGCGAATACCTACGCCACCTCGCGTGACCTTCTGCTCAAGACCTTCTCTGGCGAGATGATCAAGCACTTTGATGAGAAGTTCGCCCTCAAAGATGGCGTTCGCTCCATTACCCTGAACGGCGGCATCTCGGCGCAGTTCCCAGCTATTGGCCGCGCTGCTGCTGCCAGCTTCGTACCCGGCGACGAGATCACCGGTCAGGCAATCAACACGGCTGAGAAGACCGTGACCCTCGACGACATGCTTGTGAGCTCCGTATGGATCCACAACCTTGACGAGATGCTCACGCACTTCGAGTTCCGTGGCGAATACAGCAAGCAAATGGCCTCGGCTCTCGCGCTGACCATGGAGCGTAAGCTCTTCCAGCTCGCTGTTGGTGCAGCCCGTGTAGGCGACCAGTACAACGACGCACAGACCCCCGGCGTAGCTACCCCAACTGGTGCTGCTACCGGTATCGGCGCTGGCCTCGTTGGCATGAACAACTCTGTGACCAAGCACGTCGGCGCTGCCGCTGGCGCTGCTGACCTCGTGACCGCTGCCTTCGAAGCTGCGGCCTACTTCGACAGCGAAGATCTGCCTATGGAAGGCCGTGCTCTGTACGTCTCTCCATCGACCTACTACTCGCTGATCAACCAGACCGACAAGACGATCATCAACAGCGACTTCTCGGCTGGCAACGGTAACTTCGGTGAGGCTGTGATCTACAAGGTTGCAGGGTTCGATATCATCAAGACGAACCACCTCGCGATTGACGGTACCGCCTACACCAACACCGGCCCTGATGGCCGTACTCCGCTCAACAAGCCTACCACCGGCACTAACGCCGCTGCTGGCCTTGGCCGTGACTACGCTATCGATGCCACCGACACCCTCGGTATGTTCATGCACACCTCGGGCCTCGGCGTTGTGAAGGCACAGGATCTCGTGACCGAGACCGAATACTCTGTAGCTAAGCAGGGCACCCTGCTCGCTTCCAAGATGATGTTCGGCTCTGACGTCCTGCGTCCATCTGCTCTGTACGAAGTACGCGCAGCGGCTGACGTTTAAGCTTTTTGAAGGGGGGTCCGTAAGGGCTCCCCTTTTTGACGCATCAACCTAAGGCAGATCAACTCATGCTCACTCCTTCTACAAAGATCGACGCAGTCAACTCCCTGCTCACCGCAGTGGGCGAGTATCCTGTGTCCAACCTCGTTGACGACATCGCTGAGGCACAGATCGCCATTCAGGTCATCGACGAGGTCTCACGTGAACTACAGAGCCGTGGGTGGTCTTGGAACACACACCGCAAAGCTCAGCTCACCCCCAACACCAACAACGAAATCTCCATCGCAGCTAACGTCACTCGCGTGGACGCCACAGATGCCTACGGCAACGTGGACCGCCAGAAGCGCTACACCGTGCGTGACGGTAAACTGTTCGACGTCGTGAAGTTCTCCTACACCTTCACCGGCTCCTGCTACGCAGACATCGTGTATCTCTTCGACTTCGAGGACATGCCCGAGGATGCCCGCAGGTTCGTGACGCTCGACGCACAGCAACGATACATGAACCGAGTTGTCGGCGCAGACGCTGACATGGCACAGGTGCAGGCCCAAGCTACTCGAGCCCTCGTGGCCCTCGAGCAGGATGAGGACCTCAACGCAGACCGCAACATGCTGTGGGACAACCCACTCAGTAACTACATCTCATCCCGACATCTTGGAGGCTACTAAGCCATGCCCTACCTGAGCGATAGCATCCCCAGTCTGACTGGTGGTGTGACGCAACAGGTGCCTGAACTGCGTATCCCTTCGGCAGCCGAGAGCGTTACCAACGCTTACCTGAGCGCCGTCCATGGGTTGAACAAGCGACGAGGTGCTGAGCATATCGGCAACCTGACGAGCAACACGCTAGGCACCTCGACGTTCGTCCACACCATCGACCGGGACGCAGCAGAGAAATACATCGTGACCGCAAACTCGGATGGGTCTGTCGAGGTCTTTGACCTCAACGGTACGGCCCAGACCGTGACCACGCAGGGCAATGCGGCCACCTACATGACCACCACCGACCCGGCAGCCAACCTGCGGGCTATGACCGTCGGTGACTACACATTCTTCGTAAACCGCACCAAGACCGTTCTCGCGAGCACTGCCGCAGACACACGTCCAGCTATTGGTCGCTCTGCCAGCTTTGCCATCGCGAACCACACGGGTGGCGGCAAGTACACCTTGGTTGTCGCTACCGACGTGGACAACGGCAACGGCACCATCACGACCTACTACCGGTCTGCCAGCCGTGACGCCAACAACGTAGCGAACAACTCCAGCAGAACGTCGTCAGGGGCGAGAAGCACCAGCGGTACGACTACGGTCGAGCAGTACTCTACGACCACTTCGGTGGCCACACGGACCAGCCGCACAGGGGCGAACACTGACGGTTCTGGTGATTATGATGTCACCCACTACTCTCCAAGTACGGCGTGGACCGCAGGTGAGAGCGAGTACCCAAGCACCTACACAAGCACCACGGCCTCAAGTGACGTAACCACCATCGGCCCATCCGGCGGTGTCGATACGTCCTACAACACGACCGTCGGGGCAGCCACAGACACCACCACGGGCACCACAACCACGAACACCAACGAAGCCATCCGTGACGCTATTGTTGCGCTGGCAAACGCCGTGTCTACTACGACTACGGTAGGCGGTGAGACGTGGACGATCACGAACAACACGAAGAGCCACAGCCACGATGTCGTGGGTGAACTGGCGGCGAACCGTGAGTTCTACATTGTGTCGTTCAATGGTCCTGCCGGGTCTAACTGTACCCACGTCTCTGGCGTGATAAACGACTTCGAGGATCTGCCCCAGCATGGTGCTGAGGGTCAGCTCGTCCGGGTCTCCGGTCAGAAGGATCTTGCTGCTGACGACTACTTCGTTGAGTGGAAGGGCACCTCTTGGGGTGAAACCTTTGGCCCCTCAGCACAGGAGCAGCTCGACGCAGACACGATGCCTCAAGTTCTCCGACGGAACTCTGACGGTACCTTCACGCTACTCGCGTACACGTGGGACGACCGGCTGGCTGGAAGCGCTGATAGTAACGAGAGCCCAGCGTTCATCGGTCGAGAGATCAACGACATCTTCATGTTTCAAGGCCGCATGGGTCTCCTGTCTGGCGAGAGCGTCAGCATGTCTGAGAGCCAAGCGATCTCAAACTTCTACCGCACCACCTGTATCCAACAGGAGCCAGACGAGCGGATCGATGTCGATCTGAACTTCGGACGGGTCAACGTGCTGTACGCAGCGACCCCTATCCGTGACCAACTGCTGGTCCATAGCGACAAGGGTCAGTTCCTGCTGTTCTCACCGAACAACGTCCTGAGCCCTCAGACCATCTCGGCCTCTCAGATCGCTGACTACAAGGTATCCACGGCTGTGAAGCCGGTGATCCTTGGCGACACTGCGATGGCTGTGGCTGACATCGGGACCTACACCCAAGTGCGTGAGTTCTACTTGCGGCTGGCTGATGGCCGGATCCTCGCTAACGACCTGACTGTGGCTGTGCCGCAGTACATCCCAGCGGGCGCTAGATCGATAGCGGCCTCAAGGGACCATAAGTTCTCTGCGATCTACACCACTGGGGCGTCCAACTGCCTCTACATCTACAAGTACGAGATGGCGGGCGAGACGAAGGTCCAGAGTGCATGGTCTAAGTGGGAACTTGGAGACGGCACGGTTGAAGGTATGGCCATGTTCGATGACCACCTGTTCATTGTGGCGGCCCTCGGGTCTGAGCGTGAACTACTGCGTATCGACATTCGCGACCAGAACGAGGTCGAAGATCAGCTTCTCCTCGACTACGCGGTGACGCCTACGGCCAGCTACTACAGCGCACAGGACGAAACCCTGCTAAGCATCCCTTACGACGCCAACCTGCTTACGGTTGAGGTTTGGGATCTCAGCAGTGGCTACACGATCCCGTATGATCGCATCACGTCTGGAGGCAACCTGTACGTCTCAGGTGACGTTACGGCCAACATCGCCAACATCGTTGTCGGTGTGGTCTATGACATGTCTGTGACCTTGAGCACGATCTACCGGCGGGTTCCGAAAAAGGATGGCACCGGGGATCAGGTGATGACCGATGGTCGTCTCCAGCTCCAGCACATCAATGTTGCCTACGCAGACAGCGTTACGTTCGACGTAGATGTTGCTTCTCGCGGGCACTCCACGCGGTCTTACCAAGCAGGCCCCCGGGCTGGTTTCGTGGACGTGATCAGTGGCGCAGCAGACTACGACAGCGGCTACCACAAGGTGCCCATCATGCTGCGTAACGATAACGCGACGATCACAATCAAGAACTCCACGCCCTTCCGCTCAAACATCCTCCATATCGACTGGTTCGGTGATCACCAACCACGAGCTCGGAGGCTTTAAGTATGGCGGGCGGTCGCCTCGGTGGAACAACTACCACCTTCACCACATCGGACACGCACATCGCGTCTGATAACGATATCGTCAACGACCCAAGCGAGTTCTCGTTCAACGCCCCATCAGCCTATCCAAACGCCACTTTCGATCAGCTCGACAGTGTCGATATACGCAGCCCGTACCTAATCCAAAACGGGCAGGCATGGCCCAGCGCCTTCGTTTACACGGAGCCTACAGGGAACTCGAACACCTCGATGGGCGGTGGCACACAGATCTGCTGGGGAAACCACCCGGACCACAACGGGGAGTTCCTGTCTCAGCTCCTCGGCACCACCGGCATCACCAACACAACCACCATTAGCCGCAGCGCTGTAACTGTAACCAGCGCCATCGGTGCCACCATCAACTACTCAATCACGTCGTTCTCGGAGAACTACTATCAGAAGTGGATGTACTTAGAGAAGTATGGTGGCCCGCTAAGTGTGGGAGATACCGTGACCTTCACCCCCACCGACGACAACGTCGTGATCAACACGGGCAACTACACCGTCAACTACGACGGCTACTACACGCTCGGTGTTGACCCGAACAACTACGACATTCAGCTCACGTCAAACTCCACCTACCCCGGCGGCTCTGGCCACGGGGTGCCTAAGGGTGTTCGTGTCGTGATCGAAGCAGATTGGGATGTGTCGTCCGGGGGTATTCCCGCTGCGGTTCTGTTCCATCAGAACCCCAACATGCCACGATAGATAACCAGAGGAGAAAGCAGACGGATGAGACTATTCGACTTCTCACTGAAAGATAACAGCCTCTGGGACAACCGCAGGGGATTTTGGAACAACATCGGCAACCTCGGCACTAACGTCGCCGGGGGTGTCGCAGGCTTCGTCGGCACCGGCTTCAACCCTCTTGGGGCTGCCGCTGGGTGGTCTGGGGCCAACCAAGCATACGATGCTGCTGAGCAACTGATCACTGGAGACCGCGAAGGTAACGCTCTGGTTGACATCGGCACTGTAGCCGCAGGCGGTACTGCATTCTCAGCTAACGCAATCGGCCTGACCGGGGGGACTACTTTCGGTCTCGTTGGAGGCGGAGCTGCTGGAGCTGCCTCAGGCGGCGCAGCAACCGGTGGCGGTGGAGCAGGTGCAGCCGGTGGAGCGGCCTCTGGTGGCGCTGGAGGTGGCATTGCGTCCATGCTTCAGAACCAAGCCGGGAACCTCGCCATCGATGCTGTGCAGGGTGGTGCTATGGCACTGTTCAACCAGCAGGCCGACAAGGCAAAAGAGGCGCAAGAGCGGCTTGAGAAGATCGACTACTATGAGCGCAACAAGGCGGCTGCTGAAGCCACCTTCAACGCTACCGTAGACACCGTTGCCCTCAAGTTCCTCCAGAACGACCTAGCGACACGACAGCAAGCCTTTGACTTCGAGATGACTGGCCGGATGGCTCGGTCTACCGCTGTAGTCTCTGCCGGGGCCTCGAACCTCGCAGGCGTGTCGGCTCGTGAGACATTCAACGACATTTCAGCGCAGACCTCTAAGGGCGCTCGACGTTTTCAGACGCAGCGCAAGAACGCATCAGACAGCTTCTTCCAAGACATCATCAACCTCCAAGTCGCCCGCGACAACCAGATCAACTCAGTAACGGACCCCCGTCAGTTTGAGGTGTCAGACGACATCAAGAACTTACAGGCCGTTGCGCCGTGGATTGAGTTTGGCGTCGGGATGCTTGGGAAGGTCGGAGACGCTGTTGGTCAGGAGCGCAACGTCGCAGACATACGAGAAGGACGTGACCAGTAATGGCGAGACAACCCGTTAAACTTAACGCCCCTGTGTCTGCTTCCGGGCAGATCTCGAACCGGGCAGCGTACATGCGCCCCGGACGAGAAAGCTCAGGGTCACAGGCGCTGGCGTCAGCCCTGAACTCTATCTCCGGGTCGCTGTCCGAAGTGAACCGGCAGGTGGACCGTTTTCAGGCTGCCCAACGGCAATCTGAGATCGAGGCTGCTCGCAAGTTCCAAAACGAAGAGATCGCCCGCCTCCAAGTGCAGGGCATCCAAGACGCTGAGCGCGGCCAGTCCACACGCGGCTCGTTCATGGCTGACAGCCCCATCTACCAAGCAGCTTACCAAGAGGCGCACATGGGTGCCGCCATGAGTAAGCGGATGACGGAAGAGGAGACTGGGCGAGACTGGGATGCGTATAGCAAGGACGTCGAGAACGGGCACAACCGTCTCCAGTCTGACCTCCTCGACCTCGGTGAAGACATCATGGCTGGCTACAGCCCCGAGGTGCAGGCCCAGTTCTACCCCCGGTACCGTGAGTGGGCCGCAGGGAAGATGCTGGCGCAAGCTGAGGGTGCCAAGGCAACCCGCCTGAAGAACATCGGCGAAGACGGGGTCACCACCCTTGAGAGTATGCTCGTGACTGGTGCGTCTATCGACGAGATCACGGCGACGATTGAAGAGATCAACAACCTCGCTGCTGCCGGTGGAGCCACAGAACCCTCTGCTGTAGGGGCTAACGCCCTGATGGTAGCGGCTGAGCTGAACAACAACATCCCGGTCCTCGAGGCGGCGATCTCGAACAAAGAGTTCATGAAGACCCTCTCGGCTTCCCAGCGTCAGGCGATGCAGGACAAGCTCGACGTCATGATCAACGACGAGCGCCGGGAGAGCGCGTACAACGAGAGCCAACGTAACAAGGCGCTGGGCAGGGCTAAGGGCCAAGCTTACGTCGGCATGGTGCAGGCGTTCGCAGAGAACCCTGACGGCGGCGTTGAGATCTTCAAAGGCTTCCAGTCCCAGATGATGGCGCTGGCCCAAGAGGACCCTGCACGGGCCACCCAGTACCTTGGGCTGGCAGAGCAGACCAAGCGCATGCTCATCCCTGATCCTGAGGAGGCTGACCCGTTCGGCGGTGACTACTTCGCTCGGGTATCGGCAGAGCGGGACGCAGCAACCATGATCCGCGCTATCGCCTACGCAGGTGAGGACGCATCGCCAGAGATGGCTGAGGTCATGAACCAGCTCCTCGCTCAGGTCCACCCGGACGACCGCTCGCGGCTCCTCGGGGAGTACCGCAGCGCAGCCACCGACGACCACCCAGAGCTTGCCACCCCGGCCAGCAAGACCGCTGTCCGCGAACTCGGTATTGCCGCGTCTCAGGCGCAGGAAGTGATGCGGTCTATCGGTGCCATGGGCACGATGATGGAGCCCAACGCTATGGGCGTCTCCACCTTTGGAGCCACTATGCAGGATGAGTACATCAAGGCTATCCGCGCCGGTCAGACCATCGACCAAGCCAAGCGCACCGCCTTCGGTGCGGCGGCGGCTCAGGCGCAGCTCTACAACAAGATCGCCGAAGGTATCGATACCAGCAAAGAGATGTCCGACTACGTCAACGGCGTCGCATCGGTACCCGGATTAGAAGACCTCATGTTTAACAACCCCCACCACACCCGCTGGCTAACTACCAACCAAGAGCGGGAGGCCAATCTACGGCAAGAAGTGATCCAAGGTACTGAGATCATCAAAAGCCTGACGCAGCGCACTGGGGGCGAACCAACAGAAGAGTAAGCAATGGACAACGAAGAACTGATGGAAACCCTGCGTGCAGAAGCGCAGGATTACAGCGCCGTCACTGACGCCATCAAGGCGGACATGGGCGACGACATCAACGACGACGCACTGGCTATGTACTACCGGGCGCAGTCCACGAACAACAAGGTTCTTCGTCAGGGCCTAGAACTCCAACTCGGGTCGGCTTTCATCGGCCAGCTCGACGCACACTACAACGAAGTCATGGCACCAGAGCCCGCCCCAGCGCCAAAGAATGACGACATGCTCGGCAAGATCGGGAGCGGGGTGGGTGACTTCGCTATCGGCACGGCTGAAACCGTCGCTGATGCACCCGACATCCTCCGGGCAGGCATCGCCAACTACGCCAAGTCGTTCACCGTGAACACGCTGGACGGCAAGGGTGGCGACATCCTCATGGGCTTCAACAGGGCCGTGGATAGTGTGCCACTCCTCGGTGACGCTGCGGACTGGCTCGGGGTCACCCGGGTAGCCGTGGACATCACCCCACGGGACGAGGCTGACCTTGCCGGGTACCAGAGCGTGCTAGAGGGATACCGCTGGAACAACCGGGGCCTCGAGCGCTTGCAGGTCGGGGAGCGCCTCCGCGTTCACCTGAACCCAGAGCAGCTCGACGCCATAAACGAGTACACCGGGCAGTCAGGTCTGGAAGCGAACTTCGCGACCCTTACCAACCAAGCTGCTGAGGCTGACAACCGCCTCGACACGGCTGGCTCCAAGTTCGCTGCCGGTCTTGTGGAGTTTACAGCGGCATTCATGGCTACCCCCGGCGGTGGCGCTAAGGTGGGTCGGGTCGGCTCCATCGGTCTCGCTATGGTGCGGGGTGCGGTAGCCGACAAGACCATCATCGACCCTGAGGACGGTAACCTAGCGGCCCTCGCTGAGGAGCTGGGCGTTCCGGGCGAAGCCCTGTGGAACATCATCGCTACCGACGTGGACGACGCCCAATGGAAGAATGAACTGCGGATCATCGTGGAGGGTGCTGCCCTCGGCGCTGCTGCGGATATCGTCTTTGACATGGTCGTCGCTGCCCGCAAGGTACACCGGGGCGCAGGCGCTGAGGCCGTTGAAGAGGCCGTGGACAGCTCCACGCGCCGCATGACGGAAGCCGTAGAGGCCCGCAAGCTCACCGAAGCTGAGATCAACGAAGCCTCGCAAGGTATCGGCGCACAGCCGCTCTTGGAGCCTGAAGTCGAACTCACGGCGGCAGACTTGCTCAACCCACCGGTCCAGAAGGTGCCCACTACCAAGATCAAAGCCGACGCTATGCTCGACAGTCTCATTGAGGTTGACCTCGACGAGCTTGGCGACGCAGGCATCGAGAGCCTCGCAGGTATCCGTAAGTTCTCCGAGTGGTCCGACTGGGACGATGTCGCTGGCGCACGGGTAGCCATCAACGAACACCTCACCGGCTTGTTCGACCGGGCACGCAAGAGCCAGACCATCGAAAGCATGATCAAGAAGACCGAGAAGGTACG